ACTTGATCCAACTGCGACAATTTGTGAATCGACTCCGGCAGCCGAGGCTCAGGGTTGCGAGCCTGCCATTGGGTAAACCGTCGCACCGTATGGCCGAGACTGTCTTCAGCTTCCCCGCGGCGCTCAACGATGTACTGCAGCATGACCTCAAGTTCACGCCGGGTTGCTGTGTCGAGGTACGGGCGATCATGCGTCATTCCACTGGTCTCGCATCTTCCGTATGAGATCAGCGATGGCCTGTTCTTTGTGCGCGGCCTCAAGGATTGCCGCATTGTCATGGTGCTTTGCGGCAAGTTGGCCGTAACGCATCTGCTCGATCTCAGCAAGACCGATCAACGCGCGGGCCACATGTTCGCAAGACTTGCTCACTGTTTTTTCAGCTCCCGCAGTTCGTCGCGCAGCCTCGTAACCTCATCGCGTGCGCGCTCCAACCCTTGCGCGTTAACAATCTGTTGATTCTCCAATGTGCGGATTCGGGCATACCCGTCAACGGCAGATATGCGATGCTGGTCATCAAGCGCCTGCTTTTGCTGCAACTGGTAGATCATTTGCTCAAGCTCTCTGCCTTCAGATCCAGTAAACGGGTCGGCGCGTGTCTGTGGTTGCGTACCGACAATCGCTAAATTCCCACCTACCCCCAAAGCTGCCGCAGAGAACAACAGAACAATTCTGTTTTCTAAAGCACTAGCGAGATTGTTAAGGCCCCCGCCAGACCTACCATTGCTGCCAGTAGGATCAGATCCGTTAGCCACTCTGCTTTTTGCTTTGCATTAAACTAATTAAGAAAAATCAGGTAACTTGACATTAATTTTCCCTGAACCCTTACGTGGAACAGAAGTATTAGTAGCGGTGGGCTTCTTTACAGACAAATTCCCTATTTGTAATCTTCCCCCTTTAGACTTTTTTTGGTAAGCAACGCCTTTCATTAATTAGCCCTTGCTGTTAGGAGTGAACCTTTCGGATATTTAATAGCATTGTCATTCTTAATTAGATACGTTTTTATTTTTTCTGAAGCAGCATACCACACTGGGGTCATTTCATTGTCCCGAATATAAGGAGTTGCTTCTAACAAAGACGCATACAACAACAAATCTGGTGCATTTTCAGTAAACCAATTTGTAGTATTAACATCAGACAACGCTTCTGGCGGTTTACTATAAGTTATTTCGATTTCATACACACTGTCAGGAGTTGGCGCTAGCCTTATTTCATTGCCAGTAACACAATAAACCGTAGGCTTACCAGAACTACTTCCTAAATAACGACCATTGATATACTGTAAAGATTCATATGTCAAATGTTGAACAGGGTCGGTATTAAGCTTTATGGATAAAATACCATCACTATTGGCAGGACGAGCAATGTGACTTGAACCAGCTACCGTGTCAGCAGTTGCTCGTTGTTCCCATTCGCTTAAACGCAAATCGCGGAACAATTTATACTCCGCAAGAGTAATAAAATCAGGAATCTTAGAAGTTAAATCAGAACGGTCTAGCCAATCCGCAATAGCTGTTTGTAACTCTGCGTATGTTGTAATGGCCACTATATTCTTCCGGGTTTAGTCCGCAAAAATTTGTTTTCCGGATCATTCAAAAATTGTTTAAGAAGTTTATCATTGTTCATGATTTCTTCGTATTTTATCCCATGATCCCTACACCACTTTTCAAGAACAATCACCGGAATCCTAGCAACATGGTTGAAAGATTCACTCTTGAATTGTTTTCCGGAGGAATTATAACTCCGTTTGTTTGCTTCAAGGAAAGGTTCAACGTCTTGTTCACGACCAATGTACAACTTATCCTCAATTGGATCATGTTTATAAGTTGTTTTTACGTCGCTCATATCTTAATCTTAATCGCACCAGTGTCTTGAAGCTTTCTGGCACTATCCCTACTTAAAGATATTTCAGATCCTGGACCAGCCATCCCTGGAATACCATTGTAAGTGTGACCTTCCACACCAATGGCTTTAATTACTTCCACTTCTACGGTAGAACTAGCCTTAGCAGTCCTAGACTTGCTTTCTTGGGTACCAGTCATTTGATTTCCTAAAAAAGGGGGCCGAAGCCCCCAACCGCCAAAGGAGTTGGTTAACCGTTGGTATCGGCAATGATACCGTGGGCTTTTTCGTTACAAACTTCCAACGTCCCTTCCATTACCATCTCTTTGCGAATGGAATCACCGGTTTTGGCAAGTTCGTAAGCAGAAAGGCCTCGGAGTTCCGCGTAAGCCAAGTATGAAGGGTCAATTGCCAAAACAATTTCACCGGCGATTTGACGTGACGGGACAACTTTGAGGGTGTGGAAGTCGCCAACATAAACGTCGACGCTGTTGATAAGCTTTTTGTTATCCTTATCAACATAATGCGTACCGCCTCCAACAAAAGTAGAGACAACACCCTTGTTGGTAGGACTTACCACAAGAAGCTTAGGATTGCCACCATTAGTGTAGCAAGAGGACAAGACCGTGGTCAAAAGTGCTTCAGTGAAGTCACGATCAGTACCAGAAGTCATGGCATCAGCGCCGGTTCCCGCAGAAACAGCACCAGTAGCACCAACACTAGCATTGGTGACCAAATAAGTTTGAATGGAACCCATTTCGCGAGCAGGGGTGTCGTTGCCAACAACCTTAGCATTGCCGATTCCGCCAGTGCCGCCGCCATTCAACATAGCCCATTCAAGGTCCATTTTGATTTCAAGCATACGACGAGCTTGCTGGTACGAAACTTCCGAATTACGACCCGCTTTGTCATTCTTTTCTTGAGTTCCCGTAACAACGACGTGCTGCTTTAGGATCTGGGTTTGGTTGGTCAAACGAGTCGTTGCGTCAGGAGCTGATGGGCTAGCATCATCACCTTCGATATGGGCATTAGCACCCGGAGCTGCCAAAGCATCAGTCTGCCACTCGTGCAAAGTAGCTTTGGATTTGGTTTTCTTGATTGCAGAAAGGACTGGAGTCTCGGAAGGAGACGTGTCCCAAATCATATCAGTGAGATCTTCGCGATTACCTACCGCGTCATAAGACGAAAAAGTACCTGTCGGCTGTGCCATTTCAAATCACCTCGAATTCATTCGTTCCAAAATTAATGCCGCAGCATCATCAACCGACCCTGAACTTTTAAGTCTTTGTTGGGCGGCTTTGATGCGCTTACCTTTGCCAGAAATACGAGGCTTGTTGGCCCCTGGCTTTAACACTTTGGACAGTTTCTGCTTCTTAGAAGCAATTTCTTTCTTAATCTCTTTCACACCGTTCTCGCGATTACTTTTGGAGGTGTTGTATTGCAAAACATCCCACGCCAATTTTAGCATCCTACTGTCATAAACCGTAGCAACTTCTTCCGGTGAAAATCCGTAAGATTGAACAAGATTAGTCATCATGCTGTTATAATCTTGACTCCACTGCTTCTGGTCAGCCCACGACGGGTTGTATTCAGCTAATTTGCGCATCTCCTGAGGAACTACATTTTGTATTATGTAGTTTTGGATTTCTTGAGCTTGATTTTCCCTCTCCATGTGAACTTTAAGCTTAGCATTTGCTATATGCTGCTTGCGGTCCTCCATGTCTTGCTTAAGAATAGCAAAATTTGCCGGGTCTTCTCTACGGAGTTTATTCCAGTCAATAGACTCATAATCCTCCATATAAGATTGCTCAAGACTAGATGCTAATGCATCAATCTCCTGTATTCTTTGAGTGTACTGGGTGTTGAGATTATCTACTATGTTTTCGAACTGTCTACGTGTTTCAGCTATTTCTGACGTTTTCTGACGATAATCAGCATCTTTCTGGTAGCCCGAATGAAGTTCTTTCAAGGTGACCGGAATTTCCTGACCATTGACTTTTACTTTCGTTTGGATTTTGTCGAGAAGAGTATCTACGTCAACATCCAGAGCTTCCGCAAAGTCATTTAGGTCACTAAATTCTAGTTCTTGGAGTCCTTCTTCGTCTGCTTCTTCAGCTTCGTCGTTTGTTTCGTCAACTTCTATATCATCCTGGGCCGCTGGCTGCTCAGAATCATATTCCTCAAAATCGCCTTGGAGTTCTTCCGAAGTATCCTCGACGTCTTCGTATTCCGCATCCTCAATAGGTTGTGCGTTTTGGTCCATTGTTATCCTCTATGATACACTTTTTGCCATTTTGGCGTTAAAGTCGGAAACCGATTGACCCTGTGCTAACTTACCGAGAACTGCTTTCATACTTTCGAGTAATTGTAAGTATAGCACAAGCTCGTGATGTGTGTCAAGATTCGCCAAGGGCGACCGCTTCATCTGGCGAATGATCTGGGTTTCCATGTGAGTTAAAACTTCTTTAAACGCGGGGTCGTTTAGAAGTCGTTGTGCGTCTTCTGCAATCATACTTTAGACCCCGGAACATCTACCAGATATTCTAGTTCTAATTCAGTCATTTTAGTTGTCATTTCCTCCATCATCTTGTCGTATTTAAATTGCAACTCTTCTTTAAACTTGGCTATGTCAACCTGGGCCTTTGTCTGGGCATTCATGGCGTTAACCTTGGCCTTAAGTTCTTCGATTTGTTGCTGAACCTGCAACGCTTTATCAGTATCCGATGGCTCTTTAGGTTGTTGCGCCTGCCGCTGCATTTTTTGCATAAATTCTGGAGACTGAGGATCTAAAAAGAAGTTCGAAGTATCTTTAAACCCTATCAAGTTTAGCATTTTGTCATAAGTATGATATAAATGCCTTAGCTCAACCATTGGGGAACCCTGCAACAAATGCTGTTCTTGTTTGTCAACCACCGTAGACAAATGAGAAAGTTGCTGATCCCGGTTTCCAGCCCCAAGACCAACTACGATAGTCATGTCGGTCCTGTCCTGCCATTGGGACGGGTTCACAGGTACATAAGTGCCCCTGATTTTTATCACTTCGGTCTTATCTAAGTGTGTCAAAGCCAGTTTATGGACTTTACGGAATAACTCTTTAACTCCTGTCTCAGCAAACACCCTAGAAATCATTTCAATGCGCTGAGAGGCGTTTTCCATGGCCCCAAAAAATGCCCCACGAGTGGTTTTGGCTAGCACGTCAGCATCTAAACCCATTGATCCACGTGAAACACCGGTTCTGGTTTCTTTCATCTGGTCCAAAATTGTTAGCATTGGCATTGACTGACCTGCGGTAAACGGCACGGTAAGCTCCCGAACCATTCCGGGCGCTGATACCCTTTTCAAACCGCCAGGAACAGATACCATGAAATCTTCCATGTTTACCATGTCTTCCACGATTTCTTTTTCTGGGTTATTGGTTAGGTAAAGATTATCCAGCATTTGTCTGATAAGCGTTGAGCGAATTTTCTGGATGTCCATCGACAATTCGCCATAACTCAACCCAATGTGCTGATGAGGCATGGGCATCGGAGAAATAGTGGAAAATGGCTGTTCGTCTAATTCAGAATTCTCAAAGATCTTTTTACCTATTTTAAAAATCTTCCGAAGTTCTGAAATGCCATCGCCGTCAAAATCAACTAGCACATAACACTCTTCTACATTTACTACTTCCTGGGAATCGTCTTCCCCGTCCTCGTTGACATCGTCACTATATACATTACGTGCTCTTTCGGTTTCGTTGTCCGCATACTCCGACCCAGAATTCATCGCTGAATCCCGAACCTCTTCTTCATCAAACCCCATAGCTACAAGGTCACTTATGGACATATTTCGTTCATGCGCTACAAACGGACAACCGTCCAAAGACAATTTATTCCACCCTTCAAACATCCTCATTTCTTCTGGCGGAACACACTCAGACTTAATCTCCTTTTTCTTAGACGTTATTCTAAGCGAAAAATCGTACAAAGTCTCCCCAGTATACTCGTCGAACGTTTCGTTGAGGTCCTCAATTTCAGCTCCTTCCTGCGCCCTCATCGCAATTAACTGATCGGCATTCATCCCGGAATGTTGAGTAACCTCGATGGTCTTCTTTTCCTCAACCCAAGACTTGATGTATGCATTCTTGTACAACATCGCACCCTTGAACCAATCGAAAAACATCTTCCAACCATTGTTTTTCTTAATTATTAGATGATTAATGTAGTCTGTTTCCTGCTCAGAAGCTGCTACATCCTCTGGGCCTACCGGGTCAAATTCTACAAACCTATCTCCGGATGCAAAAACCCGAATTATAGACGGCAAAGCCCATTCCACAGACTCCAAAACATCCCTAGTGACTACACTAGAACGTCCTTCCACCTCATTCCCGAATTCTTTGCCATAATAAAAATCAATAGCATCGGCCATATCTTCATCCAAATCATTTGTTCTGACCTGGAGTGAATTTTTTAAATATTTATCAATCGTTGAGGAAAGTTCTTCCTCAGTCATCGCGTCGCTCATACGACCCATCCTAGTTTGTATTTAAGGGGTTTGTGGCTATCTTCCGAGTAATCACTATATGGAACAACTGCTCCAGTCCTGAAAGCATCCGCCGGATGACTCGTCCAATCATGTATAGGGGTAGGTTTAAAAGTATCTGTGGCTGCGTCGTAATCCGTTCGATACATTGAAAGTGCTTCGATTCCTTTTTCGCATTTCTTTTTATCAAAATAACACATAGGCAATATGTTCCGCACCGCCGCTATGCCTTCCGTCAAACTTAGCTTTGGTGCCACGCGGAATCTTATGCCCAGCTTTGCGGCCGTTTGGAGTCTCGTTACTCCCGTTCCCAATTCTTTTACTTTAATGTCATGCGGTCCAAGATGTCTGTGATAATTATACGGCTTCTCTGACAATATTTTAGCATAATGTGGAAGCCCCACACCAGAATTCATATAAAAATCAATAACCCTGATTTCCCTTCTTGTGCGCTGCACAAACCATATCGAAGTTTGATCGCGAACTCCAAGATCCCACCAAGTCTCCACTTTAAGGGTAGGATCATGTGGAACATTAGTTATGCGTCCTTCCTTTTCCGCTATTTCCATTTCCTTGCCAAAATAAGCACCGCGAATAGCTGCTTGCCAGGAGCAATAATATTCCTGCTGGATCATGGACTCATCCATTCCAGAATCCCGCTCCTCCTGGATGATTTCTCTGTTTATAATACTATTTCCATCGGAATCAAAAGTATCATCCACAGTCAACGAAGAATAAAACCATTTGGGATTGTCTTTGGCCATTGATGCTAATTTATGGCCGTGGTTTTTGCCTCGTGGGGTATAAATAAATACAGCCCACCCTCCATTTTCAGCCAAGATGGGACGTATGTAATCCCAGGCGGTTGGGTCTGCGACAGAATATTCAGAAAATATGACTCCAATTGGGTTAGTTCCAACGAGGGAGTCGTAGTTATCACTACCAACGCATTGCCAGACTGATCCATTTTTAAACTCAATAGCCATGTCTGACTCATTGGTGGCACTCCTTATGC